TAGTGACTAAATTCACGCCAATGGTGACGTTGGCCGCGCGGGTGTTGGTGGCGGTGAATTTGTCGATCAGGGCACGGGCGTTGGTGGCGGTGTATTGGGTTGTTCGGCTGTTTTCGGCTTGTTTGGCCGGAATGAGCACTTTGACGGTAACGGTCATGGCGGTGGTTCCTTATTGTTCGGTTTGGGTTATGGTGATGATAGCGGCGGGGGCGGCTGGTGCATAGGCGGTGGCGGCTACGGTGGCGATGCTAATGGCGGTACTGTCTGAGGCGTACATGACCTCGATGAAGTTACCGGCAAGCAGGGATTCGACCTGGTTGAGGGTTGCGACTAGGTAGCCGCCATTGAGCGTGAGCGAGACTAGACGCGCTGAGTTTGGCACGTCGGTGGTGCCGTTGAGCCTGAGCCAAATCCTGACGGCCTTTTGTGATGCGTTGGTGGAGGTGATTTGCACCGACACGTTGATGTTGTAGAGGCCGGCCTGGGCGACGATGATTTGCGAGGTCGTGCCGCCGATGGTGACGCCATTGGCAATTTGCGTGTTGGTGAAGGTGAGCGGATAGGCTGTGTTGATTACGGCGGGCGCTTGGCTGTCCGTCTTAGTGAACTCGCCGTAATAGAGTTGTTGCTCGATGGTGGGGCGCACGAAAATAATGCCGTCGGTGGTGCCGACTTGGAGTACGGCGGCGACGGGGATAACGTTGTTGGGCGCGGTGGGCTTGATGTTGGTGAATGCGCCTGCGATGGTTGGGCTGGCATAAAGAACGTCGCCTAGGGTGAATGCGCTGGTGTTGACGTCACGGACAAAGCCGAAAACGGTGCAATAGCCTTTGTTCCCGGTGTCGGGGAGGTCGTGGGTCATGAGGCCGACGATGTAGAGCGAGGGCGTGGAGCCGTTGGCTAGGTAAGGGGCGACTGAGAGGGCGCTGTCGGGAACGGCGCCTGTGAAGCCCACCACGGTGCCGTTGGGGATAGTTAGGCCGGTGAAGTTGGCGACGCGTGCGTAGGTCTCCAAACCGATTTGCTGCACCACGTCATATTCCATGCCGACTTCGACGGTTTGGTCTGTCTCGTTCCATGCCATGCGCCGGATGCGGGAGGTGTGGGAAGCAATGCCGTTGAAGTCTAGGTAATCGGTAACTATTGAGTTGTTACGCTCGGTTACGGGCGCGGCTGGGATGAGCTCAATGGATGCGGCCAGGCGGCTGATGGCGTCTAGGGCTGCTTGGACTTTGGCATTGATGACGGCGTCGTCAACGGCGGTGTCCTGGGCGAGTGAGGCGATGATGGCAAGGGCTTCATTGGCGGTGGCCTGGGCGCTGCCTGCTTGCACCTCGGTGCCCTGCGTGTCTGGGTTGGCTGATACTTGGTCGACAACGGCAAAGAGCAACTCGAATTGCCTGATCTGTTGTTGGTCAGTTAAGAAGGCCGCGAGCTGATCGCGGGTTAGGCTGAGTTTGCGGGAGTATGGTGCGGTTGCCATGGTTAGAACGCCAGTGCTTCGATTTGGGCTTCTAGGCGTGCGAAGGAGATGTGGGCGTCACTTGAGCCTTGGAAACGCTGAATGCGCCAGTTACGCATATGGCCTTGCTGAAACCACGAGAGGCGCTTTAAGGTGTTGCCGGTCGTGCCTACTGAGATGCTGCGGGGCTGGCTCCATGATTTACCGTTGAGGCTGTAGCTGGTGCTGATTTTTGGGTTGGTGCCAAGGGCTACGCTGCCGGTTAAGCTGACCAGTTCAAGCTCGTTGAAAATTGCGCCTTTGCTTTCGTTGTAGACGATGGTGGTGCCAAATTCCCAGCGCACTTGTTGGCCCCAGTGGTGGCCGGTGTCTTGGACCAAGTAGCCGATGGCGCTTGATTGCGGATCGCCGATAAGCCATTTGTCGTAGGCCCACACCAGATTTCGGGCGCGGTATTGCGCGAAGCCCACCACAGTGGTGGTTAGGGTAAGCCATACCTGTTCGCCCAATGCCTCTGATGCGGATGCGTCGTAAACAATGGTGCGGTCTGGAAGGTGAACGTAGAGGTGCTGGCTGGCTTTGTCGTTGCGGGCTTCGAGTTTGACCAGCGCGAGTTGGGCGGTGGTGTAGTTTAAAAGCAGGTTGTCGATCTCTTGAGTGCTGACCTTTTGCGTGGTGGCGGCGGCTCCGACGTAGATGGCCGGGGCTTCGTTTAAGCCGCTGCCTAGAAAGGCGATGCGGTCAACGTAGACGCAGCAAGCATGGGTGCCGATGACGCCTTTTTGAAGCTGGGCACCGTCGATACGGGCGAATGGAAAGAATTCGCTGCCTACGTTGTTGAAAACCTCGATGGTGTTGCGGTTGAGTGCGTAGACCTCGTTCCTGAGCTTGAGCAAGGCGACCACGGGGTCTGGGTCCACCTCTGAGCTGCCGTATTTGAGGGGGTTTACCTGCGTGGGGTCGGATAGTTCGGTGACGACTAGGTTTGCGCCGTCGGTGGTCATGAAGTAGCCATCGACCCACACCATGTCGAGGACGATGCCTAGGTCGGGGTCGGTTACCTGCGTTAGGGTGCCGTTCCAGTAGTAGAGCCTAGTTCCGCTGACGATGGCGAGGCGGTCGAAGCTGTAGTCGAAGGTGACTAGGTTATTGACCGGTCCACCGACGTCGCCTAAAGTGGTGACGGTGCCATCACTGTTGACGGTGACCAGCTTGGTGCCCATGACGCGGTAACAAATCCCGTTCCAGTTGATTCCGCCACGGTCGATTCCGGGGCCGGTTCCGTTGGCTACGATTCCGTCGCCTGGGCGTAGAAAGCCATTACTGATGCCTGACTTCTTTGGCACGGGCACCATGTTGACGGGGTAGGCGGTGCGTAGTTCTGGCGTGCCGTCGGTGTAGATGCCGTTAAGGATTGCAATTTGTGCCATGGTTTACCACTTGACCTTGTTGGCCCAAAATGCCGCGCTCATTTTGCCTTTGGCAATGTTTTCGGCATGACGGGCTTTGAATGATTCGTTTCGTTTGCTGCCTTCGGGGGAGCCTTTGACGCCCTGTTGACCGAAGCGGATGGTTTTAACCTGGTCACCGTCCTTAGCGACTACGACGTGGCTTTTGGTTGGGTGGCCTGGTGTGGCCTTTGGCTTGTTGTAGCCGGTTACACCGGCGTTGGTCAATCGGGCGTCTTTGGTTGCCATAAATTACCCGATGCGGTACCAGCTATTTGTGGCTTGGTAGAAGCGCATTCTAAAAAAGTCTTGAGCTGATAGGGCACTTGGCACGCCGTAGAGGTTTGCAGCGCCATTGGCGGCGAGTGTGAAGGCGGTGATCTGCTGGGTGGTGGTGACCAGTACCTCGGTTCCGTCTGGCGTTCCGGTGTTAAGTGGCAAGGTGATGGTGCCGGTGGCGAGCGTTCCTGCTGGTTGGATGACCATCCATTGTTGGGCGCTTACGGGCGTGGGCACGGCGACGTTGAAGCCGGTGCCTGGCGTGAATAAGTTGGTCGCCACGGTGGGCGATGCGAAGGTGGTTTGAAAGTATTGAAGGAGCTGGGTGACGGACATACGGCGGGCGTCGCCGTTGTTGGGGACGTAGACGGGGATTTGATCGCCGCCGGATACTTGGCTTAGGCCTGAGAGTTGGTTGATGGTTGCCATGATGCGGGGTGTCCTTAGTTAAATTCTAGTTGGCTGTCGCCGCCTACTTGCACGTTGGTGGTGGGCTGGCGTAAGAATGGATTGTCGTAGACGCGCCATGGTTTGTTGCCTGCACCGCTGGGCATGGAGCCGGGCATTTGTTGCTGGTTGGGCATGGCGGCGATGGAAAGGAGCGTGTTGTACGATTCTTTCGCCGTGGTTTTGGTGTCGGGCATGACCTGCTTGCCGTAGCTGGGCGCGAGTTTGATCGCCAAGTTGGTGTAGATGGCCTCGATAGAGCTGTCGGGGACGTTGGTTTGCTCGTCTAGGTCGCTGTCCTGGGGGCTACTGGGTAGCGGGTAGGCGAGGCGAATGCCTAGGGCGTTCCATGCGGCCATCATGGTGTCGAGGCGCTGAAGGGCTGACTGGAGTTGCTCGGGCGTGAGGTCGAAGACGTAGGAGGCGAGGCCAATTT